TATACCAACTGAGGTAAAACATCATGGCTGCTTCTGTAGCTGCTGGCAACAACGGTGCTTGCACCACTGATGCCGTTCGTATTTCTGTAGCCAAGACTCGTTTTGGTTATGGCTCTGCTGTCGCTGATTCTGCTGTGACTTCGACCACCAAGGGTCTGCGTACTGCTTATCCTGGCGTTGAGTGTAACATCGCTAACGTCTGACTTTTTGGGGAGGCTTCGGTCTCCCCTCTTTTTTATCCATCGCATACAACACTTCTGTTATGCCGTTCCCTACCACTAACGCTCAGACTGAGCTTCAAGCTGTTAATGAAATTCTGGCGTCAGTTGGTCAGGCGCCTGTAACCACCCTTGATCAAACCAACCCGGACGTTGCGATTGCGTACGACACCCTTCAACAGGTGTCACGGGAGGTTCAGGCAGAAGGATGGACCTTTAACCGGGAGTATGAATACCCGTTCACTCCTGACAACAACAACCAGATTCTTATTCCCAACAACGTGCTTCAACTCGATCTAACTCCTAGCTACAGGGATCGGGATGTTGTACGACGAAGTGGGAAGCTGTATGACCGTACTGCTCACTCGTACACCTTCACTGAACAGGTGTTGTGTGATGTGGTGTGGTTGTTTGATTGGGTTGATCTTCCGACACCCATCAAAGACTACATCGTTGCACGAGCAGCAAGTATCACATCCTCACGGATTGTTGGTGACAGTACTCAGTACCAGATGCTCCAACAAAAGGAAGCATACACCCGTGCAATGGCTCTTGAGTATGAATGCAACCAAGGAGACTACACCTTCTTTGGTCATCCTCGTGGAGCCAACTACTACAACAGCTATGAACCGTATAAGGCATTGTATCGCTGATGGCAAGTGTAACTCAACAAATACCTAACTTCCTTGGTGGTGTCTCAAGGCAACCTGATGACAAGAAGCTTCCAGGACAAGTCAGAGAAGCAATCAATGCTTACGCTGATCCGACCTATGGCTTGTCAAAGCGACCAGGCACCAAGTGGTTGGGGAATCTTTCGTCAACGACAAACGAGTTTCAGAACGGTAAGTGGTTCTACATCAACCGAGATGATGCTGAGAAGTACATCGGTGTGATTTATGGAACTAGCATTAAGATCTGGAATGTCAATAACCCAACAGCAACAGTCACTGTAACCAACACTGGTAGCAGCTATCTGACCTACGGTAGTTCAAATGCCAAGAACAGTCTTCAAGTACTGACTGTACAAGATACAACGATTGTCGCTAACAACCAAGTCACTGTTACAACCCAAGCAGCACCGAGCTTCACTGCAAAGTCAAAGGCCACCATCCGTCTTTACAGTGCTGAGTATGGCGCTGAATATTACGTCAAGGTTGGGTCTGCTGCAGCTTATAGCTTCACCACAAAAAATACAGAAGACCCTGCCAACACCAATACAACGACAAACAAGGTCTTGAATGCCACTGATATTCTAGATCAGATCTTTACGAACATTTCGTTACCTGCTGGTGTCACAAAGACCAAGTGTAAGGGAAGTATTGAACTCTCTGGGTCGTCTGCATTCACCATTGAAGCTCGTGGTGGTATCAGCGGTGAAGAGTTGAGAGCTTTCCAGGATGAAGCCAACAACTTCTCTGAACTACCTGCTGAAAGCGTTCAAGGTCGAGTCATCAAGATCAACAATACTGTCGCTAAAGAGGACTCCTACTACGCCACGTTCGTTGCAGAGAACGGTGTCTCTGGTAAAGGTAGCTGGCAGGAGACCGTAGCACCGAATGTATCCAAAGGGTTGACTGCTTCAACCATGCCGCATGAGCTGGTAAATACTGCACTCAACACCTTTGAACTTCGACCCATCACTTGGGAAGAGCGTCTTGTTGGTGACAATGACACCAATGAGCATCCAAGTTTTGTTGGAAAAAAGATCCAACAGGTCTTCTTCCACAACAACCGCCTTGGCTTCTTGACTGGTGACAATGTGTCGATGAGTCAAAGTGGTGAGTTCTACAACTTCTACCACGTCTCTGCACTTACACAAGCTGACAACGATCCCATTGACATCAGTTGCTCCAGCTTGCGACCTGCTGTTCTTCACTCAGTACTTCCTGCTGCTCAGGGTCTTGTGCTGTTCAGTAAGAGTCAGCAGTTCTTGATGTTCTCTGATGATGGCATCTTGACACCAAAGACATCAGTCATCAGAACCATCTCCAACTACGAGAATGAGGAGCTGATCCCACCAGTAGACGTTGGTACGAACATGGTATTCCTGAGTAAGTCTCCAGGTTATACCCGAATCTACGCCATGGCTACTCGTGGTCAGATGGAGAACCCCGATGTTCTTGACATTGGTCGAGTGGTTTCTGAATGGGTTCCTGATTCTGTAGCAGATTTGGTTGCATCTCCTCAGAACTCATTCTTTGCAATGTATGGTCCGTCCTCCCAATACGTGTACTTCTTCAGGACTTACACCGTTGGTGAAGAAACGGCTATGCAGACATGGTTCAACTGGAAGATGCAAGGCAATGTCCAGTTCTTTACTGTCGATAGTGATGACACGTACATTGTCACCTACCAATCAGGGCAGTACACCCTCTGCAAAGCAAACCTCACTCAGACCCCCGACGATGCCATTCTGAGAGCCGATAGTGGTCAAGTGGTGCAACTATGCCTGGACCAATACGCAACGCCTTCTAGCGTATCCTACAACGCTACTACGAAGGTTAATCGTTGCTACCTCCGGTATAAAGACATCACGACCTTAAGCCCTGCAGTCATCATTGCTGACCCAACCAACACTGGTGAGTCTGGCTTCACTGTGACTCCTACTCGTGGTAGTGATTTAACTGGTCCTTACTTTGAGTTTGTCGGTGATGATTACTCAGCACAAGCAAGTAAGGTCTACCTTGGATTCAAGTATGACTTCGACATCCAACTCCCAACGATCTACTACCAGATTGGGGACAACAGATCAGATTATACAGCAAACCTGACTGTAGCTCGGGTTAAGTTCTCGGTTGGTCTTTCCAGTAATGTTGGCTTCAAGCTGAAAGCAAAGGGTCAATCGGAATGGTATGACGTTCAGTCGATCCAAGATGCTGACTATTACTTGGCTGATGACGTTCCTCTGAATGAACAGACCGTGTACACATTACCTATTCATCAACGTAATTCAAACTTTGATTTGAAAGTCTTTAGTGATTCACCATTCCCGATCTCTCTTACTTCGATGATGTGGGAAGGATCTTATTCACCACGATTCTATAGGAGGGCGTAATGGCTGATTTACTTACCCTAGGCGCTAGCGTTGGTATGGGTATCATCAGTGGTATCACTGGTGCTAGCTCTCAGAATGAAGCACGGCGTCTTGAGCAAGAACGAATCAATAAGCAATACAAGTACGATAAGAAGTTAGACAGGTTCACTTGGAGACAAACCAAGAGAGACTATAACTATCGGCTAAGGGATGTTCAGAATCAGCGAGAGAATAATGAGTCAAATCTCCAATATCTTGAAGAGACTGCTCGTCGTAATTACCAGTACGATCTTCAGATCCGCGATTTCGACTACAAAAATCAACTTCGCCAATACAAAGAGTCTGAACGTATCTACGGTCTCCAGCGTGGTGCAAATGCTCAAGCCGCAGCACTAGCACGTCAAAGCGAGGAGAATCGTTATAACGAGATCATGAAGGGTATGGCATTTGAGCAGCAAGACATGCTTGTGAAGATGCTACAAGAAGAAGGTCAGTCCATTGCACGTGGTGTATCTGGTCGTTCAGCATCAAAACAAATTGCCTCAGTGATTGCTGGCTACGGCAGAAACCAGGCAATCCTTGAGGAAAGCGTTCTTAGTGCAAGCAGAGACTCTGCTATGGCAATGCGCCAGATCGAGCAGGAGCGCTACCAAGCTGATCTCAATGCTGATTCACGTCGCATGTTGCAGCCTCTCAAGGCACCTGCACCGATGGCTCCTCTTGCTATGCCACGTCCGAACCTGTTGGATCCTCTACGTCCACGGCGTGGGCCTCGTCCAATCAAAGGGACCAACACTGTCCAAGGTGCAAGTGCGGTTTCGATTGCAGGAAATGTTATTAATGCTGGCTTGAGTGCCTACACAATGTTTGGCGGTAAATTTACCTAAGTAATTAAGAAATGGATCAAATCAAGTATCAAGGGTACGCCCGTGATCGAGGATTTAATCCGGTACAGTTCAGTATGGGCCGAGTTGATGCTATTGGTCAACAAGGCGACTCAATGCTACGGCAGATGAGGGATAACCAGCGTACTGAAATTGGTAATCGTGATGCATTCCTCCAAGCAACACAACGTGCTCAGGCACTAGAACGTGATAATCGTCAAGCCAATTATGAGTTTGCACGGTCTTCACGTAAGTCTTTCCAAGATGCTGTTCTTCGTAATCAAGAGCGTCTTGTTACTGATGCACAACGGGCTCAGCAGAACTACGACAAGGATCTTACCAACCTTGCATTGCTGTCCAGATTCTCTGACACCATCAGCAAATCGCTTGTTGAATATCAAAAACAACGAGAAGAAGATCAGTACAACCAAGAAATCGTCAACAGCATGCTTGGGGCAAATCCCCAAGAAGCTGCTGCAGTTGAGGATGCGTACCAACAACTTCGTGCTGGTGGTCAGCAGATCCAAGGTCTAGCTGACAAGCTAGAAGACAACGGAATGCCAGAAGAACTGGTTCAGTCAGTCCGTCAACAGTCTCGTACTAGCCCTGTTGTCAGTGCAAAGGCAGCGGCTGCAATGGCTCCTGCTGATTACTTCTCCTTTCTTGAAGAACGATTCTCCAGCGATGATCAGAACCGTATAACGGTTATGACTCCTAATGGTCCAATGGAGATTACTCCAATGAACCATAGCGGGTCTGCACAACGTGAAGCGGTGATGCGTGCATTATTGCCTATCTTCTTGAAGGAGAAGGGTCTATATGGAATGAAGGCGTCCTTCTTGGCTCCGGCTTTGTTGGAGATGAGGAAGACCGAACTTAACTTCCTCAATCAAGAAGCTCGTGCTTTCTCTGCTGCTCAGAACAAGCAGCGTGCTGATGAAGCAAATGTATTGTTTGAGACAGAGGTACAAAGCAATCCTACTCAAGCATGGACTAATTACCTTGAGTCCATGAAGGGTGTGAAGGATAGTGATGGCGTACGTCTTGGGTATGCAGGTGGTTTCCAAAAGGCAATGGAGCGCCTACGTGATCTTGGTGACGTAGCTGCTGTTGAAGCTATTCGCGATAGTCCCCACCCAATTGTCAAAGGCAAGACGTGGGGCCAGGTTCGTGGTGATGACTTTAATGACGTTCTTGAGGAAATCAATAACGATGCATTTGCTCGTGATAAGAATCAAGAGGCTCGCTTCCAAATGGAAGGTGATAAGCTTGCTCGGGAGATCATTGCTGACTGGGATAAGAACCCACCGTCTGAAGCAGATGCAGAGGCTGTTATCAAGGCTCATACTGCTAAGTACGGTCCCAACAGTGATCTTCAGAACTGGGCTTCTAAATACACTGTGGAAGCTATTGACGAAGCAGCGACTCGCAAGAATCTTGATGAGCTAATTCGTCAAGGCATCCCCATCCCACCTCAGGATCTTATTGGTCTTCCAAAGGAGATTCAGGATTCATATCGCGGCTATGTTCAAAAGGCTGATGACGCGATGAAGAGTGGTGGTGGTGACACCGCGATGAATTACATCAAAGAGAAGATTGAGGCACGAGCACAATGGTCTGCTGCTAAGGGTAATCCTAAAGACCCCTCCATCGGCCTTGCTGTTGCTGCTGCCCAGCGAGAGCTTCAACGCCTTATCTCTGAGAATCTTGCTGGAGGCCAATCTCCTCAAGAAGCTGTACAAAATGCCCTTAAGGCTGTAGAGACTATTGTTGATGATCCTAAGGGTCGTTATCAATACAACCAAGATAAGCCTGGTGGTGAAGGTTTTGCAAGCTTCAACATAACTCCCAGCGTTGCAGGTACAGCAGAAGCTGCTCGACGACGTGCATACCTCAAGTCAAAGGTAGAAGGTGGTGGTAATGCTGCTATTTCTACGTTCCAACTGATCCCGGCACCGATCCTAAAGCAGACTGCAGACAGCTTCTTCCTCAACAAGCGTCTTGTCATTCCACCGATTGCTGATGAAATCTCTCGGCTTTACGCTGGTAAGATCAGTCCACTTGCTGTTCTCAACGAACAGATCAATCTCTATAACCGTACTGCGACAAACAAACTGAAGCCAATCACTGTTGTTGATGCAGGTGGTGGTGATGCTGGCTCACCTATGTCACCGCGTATGCGTGAGATCATGCGTCAGCTCCAGTACATGCCAACTCGTGAGACTGTCAACCGCGTCTCCATGGTCAGCGGTTCAGTCCCTAAATACGTCAGGCAAGGCCCTGAGGGCTTCAATGACGTGATGAGCATGGTTGTTACCATGGGTCATCCACATCCTGCTCTAGCAGCCGCACAGTGGGCTCTGGAGACTGGATATGGAAAGTCTCAACTAGCTACAGGTCAGAACAACCTATTTGGTTTCCGCTCTTACGATCCAAAGAGTAATGGTTGGCGCGCCTACAACAGCCACACTGAATCCGTTCAAGCTTACGTCGATAACATCACCAAGAATTCACGTTACGCCGCAGTCCTTAAAGCGAAAACACCACGAGAAGCTGCAATTGCTGTAGCTGCTGCTGGTTACGCTGGAGGCGAAGCCGCATATCCGAACAAACTGATTCATGTTATGCGAGAGAACGGAATTAATCCTGATGTTCCGTATGTCAATCCAACGGGTAATCAATGGCATGCCCCAGGTGTAGCCAATACAAAACTCAGCAATGCCATTGGTAAGCAGCTTCTGTCCCAGATGCAGAAGACAAGTGGTTTTGGTTCACAAGAATCTTTCCGACGTAAACCCCACGAAGGAAATGACTATGCAGTGGTTCAAGGTTCTCGTATGAGCCTTAAGCAACCAGCACGTGTTGTTGATGTCATCTCTGAACGTGACCCTAACCACGGTGGCTATGGCGGTATGGTCGAGCTCGAATTCCCTGATGGTGCTCGTGCTCGTGTAGCACACCTGTCAAAGGTCAAAGTACAGCCCGGTGATGTAATCCCTGCCAAGAAGGTATTTGCCCTTACTGGTGGTGCTCCTGGTACGCCTGGAGCTGGACGATCCACTGGTCCTCATGTACACCTTGAAATGTTGACGACTGCACGCGGTCGCAATGAAACAACTAAAGGCAAGGCAGATCCCACTGCAATTGCTCCTCGCTTTTACATCGATAGCTAATTATGCCTTACGATCCTCTTAATTTCGCCAATAAGCCTGATTACCTTTCCGATATTCCTAAAGACGAATACGCGCTTCAGTTGGCTGAAGAGGAACTAAAGGCAGATCAGGCTCAACTCGGTGAACTCAATAAAGCACAGCAGAACGTTGATCAGCAGAATAAACAGCAAGAAGCTGATCAACAGCAGCAAGACGCCAAAGCTCAGGCAATGGAGTCTGAGTCGTCAGCTCTAAATATTGGGGAGAACATCAAGAACAACATCTCCAATGCTTTTGAAGTTCCTACAGCCCTTGTCGGTGGCTTCATTGATTTTGCAGAAGATATTGGAAATCGGACTGGAGCTAAATGGCTTGACCTTGATGACCGAATTGAACCGCAGAATCGAACTGAATACGGTAAAGCTCTACGTAGCATTGTAAGTGTTGTTGGGCCTAACCTCGTAGGTCTATTGACACTGAAACGTGGTGTCAACGGATTTGCTAAAAACTGGCCTGGCATCAGCCAACTGACAAAGCTAAATGCTCCTACTAAAGCTGGCCTTGACATTGCTGCTAGTGCGGGTATCGGTGTTGCTGTTGATGCGGTATCTCGCGAATCTGAAGACCGAAACCTTACGGGTACTCTAAAGGAAGAGTTTCCGTCAGTCTTTGGTTGGATTCCTGACAACATAGCTACGCTTGATACTGACTCACCAGATGTTAAGCGTAAGAAGAACATCCTAGAAGGATTCGGTCTTGGTGGAATCATTGATGGTGTTGGTTATTTGGCTAAGGCTGCGAAGCCGATGGTCAAAGGCTTACTACCTGGAACCAAGATCGTTCCATTGGACGACACCGCTAAGGCATCAATCGCTAAGGAAGCTGAGCAGGTCAAGCCCCTTACTGGCAATCCTGCTGTTGATTACGTAGGACGGAACGTAGAGGCTCGTGAAGCTCATGAAGCAGCTTCTGTGATGGATGAGTTCCAACGTAACCCAGACCCACAAAATCCGACACCACGTATGAACCCTGATCTCTTCAACAAGCATGAGACAGGTATTTCAGGTATACGCCCAAATGCTGTTCGTCGGGGCATGGTGGATGCTGGTCGTATCCACACCAACACTGACACTGTAAATGGTGTTATCGAAAACATCGTTTCAGAGCCGGCTCTTCGTGAAGGTCTCGATGCTGCATCTCAGGGTAAACGTCCTGTTATCGAGATGGTTGCTAGGGGAATCCGCGAGTCAGGTAAGTTCAAAGCTGTCACTCAGCTTGGTAAAGAAATCGACCCTCGCACGATGGACGAGGGGATGCTTTCGATGTACAAGCAGATCATTGACCCCAATAACAAGCTTGACGATATCAGTGATGTCTTTATCGATGAGAAGTTCATCAACAATAACTTCAAAGTCGATGGTAAGGGTATCGAGCAGATTACCGACCGAGCCTATACTACTTCGATGCTTGCTGTTCGTCGGTTGATGGACGACTACATGAGCGCTGAAAATGCCAAAGCAGCAGCTCTGACGATTAACAGCGTTGCTGGTGAAGTTACTGACCTTGCTCATGGTGTCAAGATCTTTGGCAATGAGATCGATACTAGTGAGGTTCAGCAACGTATTCTTGACAAGGTTGAATTCTTGCTGAATGAGACATGGGTTAACTCCTATGCCTCTGGTATGGCTCTCCGCAATAAAGGCTTTTGGGCTCAAGCTAAGAACGTTGCTGATCTTGGACGTATCGCTAAAGAAGCCCACGCTGATATTACCGACAAGTTCGCCAAGAAAGCAGCACAGAACAAGGAGTTTGTTGATAACCTGAGAACTATCTCAAGGGAAAATCCTGAGTATCTCAAGCCATTAATGGAAGCATACGACCTTACCAATGGTGATGTCCGTACGATCTCTGCCCTCAACGGTTGGTTCAACAAGCATCTCAACCCTGCTGGTCTGATCACTAAAGGTTTTATCGATAATGACCCCAGCATGCCAAACTTTGTGCAGCAGGGTCTTTGGAGCACGATTTATAACTCCATCCTTTCTGCATCCAGCACGTTTACCAATGCATGGTTTGGTAACGCAGCTCTGATTGTCTCAAAGCCGTTTACTCAGCTTCTGGGTACTGGTCTTGACTACAAGCAACTGCAGCGCTGGTGGGTCCAATACGGAGCTTTTGGCGACTCATTCCAGAATGCAATGAGCTACGCCCGTCTTCAGACACAGAAGATCATGGATGATCCCGTCAAGTACGGAAACATTGATCGTCCAGACTTTGCAATCATGGATGAAGACCGGTGGATGGTACTTGAAAACATTGCCAGTGCTAGAGCGGCTAAAGGTGAAAGCGGTCCCATGCACATGTACCGACTCGCCAAGGCTCTGCGTGATTTCAACAACTCCAAATGGGTTCGCTACAGTGCCAACCTTATGTCCAGCGGTGATGCTTTCACACGTGCATTCCTAGGCTCTGCTCAGGCTAGAGCACGCGCTTACACCGATCTTCTTGACCAAGGTGGCGATATCACTGAGGCTTCACTAAAGCAGACCTCAGAGCGAATCTACAAGGAGATGTTTGACCAGGATGGCATCATCCGGGATGAAGTAGTCGACTTCCAAACCAAGGAAATCGCTATGTCTCTGGACAACCCTATCTCCAATGCGGTGACTGGTCTGACCACCGCTATGCCCATCCTTAAGCCATTCATCCTGTTCCCAAGGACAACCACGAACATGCTTGGCATGGGCTTCAGATATTCACCGTTAGGTGTTCTGCATAAGGACTTCCTGATGGCGGTTCGTCCTACTCAGGCAACCAAGGAGCAGATTGCAGAGTTCATGGCTGCTCGTGGCATTACCAACTATAGCTATAACGACTGGCTTGATGCTGCTGCTGAAACTCGTGGTCGTGTTGCTACTGGTGCAATTGCATTATTTGGAGCTAATCAGTTGCTTCTCCAAGGTGCTTTGACTGGTAGTCCGCCTGCTGACAAAGAACAGCGCCGCTCTATGGAAAAGGCCATGGGTGGTGCTTACTGGAACTCAGTCAAGATCGGGAACCAGTGGTATAGCCACCAGTGGATGGGACCAATGTCCAGCGTCCTGACCATGGCTGCTGATACTGCAAACCTATTCTGGGCTAATCCTAATGAGGGAATTCTTGAGAACATCCACGGAAAGATCCTCTATTCTGTTGGCCTGAACATTACGAACAAATCCTGGACACAAGGTCTAGCTTCTTTCTTTGACCTTACCAGTGGCAACAAAGCCGCTCTTAACCGCTGGATTGCTAACACTGGTAATTCGATCATCCCCTTTGCTGGTGCTCGCGGTCAAGTAAGCCGCATCTACGATCCTGCATTGCGTGAAGTCGAGGACGACATCGGTCAACTCATGCGTAATCGCAACTCTCTACTGGATATCTTTGATCCTAATGGGAAGCTGCCGTATTCAAGGGACATCATGGATGGTTCTATCCTTAACAACCATAACCTTCTTGTTCGTCTTCTGAATGCCTCGACTCCAATCAAGGTCAATACAGACAAGATGACACCAGGCCGTCAGCTTCTGATTGATGCTGGTTACAATGCTGTGCCGTCGCTCACTAAATACCACGGTAGTCCTGAGAAGTATACGCATGAGCAACGCAGTAAGCTTGCTGGCTACATGGGTATCTATGGCAATATCGAGGGTCAGTTAGAAGAGCTTACGAAGAAGCCGTGGGTGCAGCAGGAGCTTGCTGCAATCAAAGATGCCCGGATGAAGAATATCGAGAGCAAAGAGCTTGACTTCGGTAAGGGTAATCTCCACCGAGAGATTGACCGTATCTTCCTTCAAGCTAAGCAGTTTGCCGAATCTAAGCTTCTCAACGAGAATCCACAGATGCGTGCCCCAGGCTTTGCTAAAGGCTCACGTGAGATGCAGCTACGCACTGGGCAGGATATTCAAAAGGTTATCAACTTTCACAGACAAGGTAGTTAAAGTTAATGGCTGTCACTCAGAATACCTACACAGGGGACGGAACCACCGTCCTCTTTTCTTTTACCTTCCCATATCTTGAGACCACTGACATCAAAGTAAGTGTCAATGGCACAATTACAACTGCATACACCCTAGCCAACGCTACCACGATCCAATTCAATACAGCACCTGCTAATGGAGCTGCTATTCGGATCTACCGTGTAACTGATGACGCGGCTCTTGCTGCTCAGTTCTATCCGGGTTCTGCTATTCGTTCTCAGGATCTGAATGATAACTTCACTCAGAACCTATATGTGACGCAGGAATCAAACCGAGATGCTACGTCTGCTATTGCCACTGCTAATGCTGCGACAACGACGGCAAACAGCGCTGTAACCACGGCCAATGCAGCTACTGTAACGGCTAACACTGCTTCTACCAACGCCAGTGCTGCTGTAGCCACGGCTAACACAGCTTCTAGCAACGCTAGTGCGGCTGTGTCTACCGCCAACACAGCCAGCTCTAATGCAACGACTGCAGTCAACACAGCCAACACTGCGTCTGCTAACGCCACCACAGCTCTCAACACTGCTAATGCTACTGCTGCCGCACAGGCCGCTCTGGAAGCCAACGTTTACGACGCTTCTGAGCTTGATGCAGGCCAGCTAGACAATCGCTATTACACCGAGACTGAACTCAACGCTGGACAGCTCGATAACCGTTATTACACTGAAACTGAGATTGATGCTCAGCGTTGGAACAAGACTACCGAAACAATCGCATCGAATGAATCATGGGTGTCTAATGACACAACGATTCCTACCACTGCTGCAATCAACAACCGACTGATTGACCTGATCAATGATGTTGGTGCCTATGTTGTAGTCAACTCTGAAGTTACCTTCCCGAATGCTGGCATTGTTGATGCTGGCGGCTCACCGGATGCTGGTGTTCTGGTAGCAGTCACGGATGCCACTGGACTTACCTGGAATGGGTCCGGTGTTTCTACAAATGCTACGACCAGTAACTCAACTGCAGTGACCATCACTGGTATCACGGGTACTAGCCCGATTAGTAACTGCGGTATGCAGGTGTTGTCTACCTCTACGCTTCACACGTATACCTTTGTACGTTGGGTCGTTGGTAGCAATGTTGCACAGACGATCTCTGACAACATCAATGAGATCCTCCTTGTAGATAGCAATGCTGCGGCTGCGGCTGCTAGTCAGTCGGCTGCTGCTGCGTCCGCAAGTGCAGCTAGTACATCTGCCTCTAACGCTGCTTCCAGTGCCTCTGCTGCCGCTTCTAGTGCGTCTGCAGCAAGCACATCGGCAAGTAATGCTTCGACTTCTGCCACCAATGCTGCCACAAGTGCAGCCAGTGCAGCAAATGCTGTTACAGCAATCAATAACCTTGGTTACTATTTGAACTGGGGTTTGATTACTGATGCTGTTGGTACAACTTCTGATTACGGTGTTCTTGTTTAATTATGTCTACTCAAATTCAACGTCGTAGGGGTACTACGGCACAGCACAGCACATTCACTGGTGCTGTTGGTGAAGTTACTGTTGATACTGATAAAGAAGTACTTGTCGTTCATGACGGTGCTCAAGCGGGTGGTTATCCGCAAATGCGGGAGAATGGATCGAACTCTGCACTTGCTCTTGGTAGTGCTGCTACTCCGTCTCTGAAGTTCTCCGGTGACCCCAACACCGGCATCTACTCCCCCGGCGCAGACCAAGTAGCCATCTCGACTAATGGCACTGGGCGACTGTTTGTTGACGCGAGTGGGAGTGTTGGCATCAACAAGGCCCCTGGCGTAACTATTGACACTCAATCCACAGGCAGCA